GATGTAAAGATAGCTCAAACTACTTTGACAGAAGTAAACAAAGAAGTTCAATCAGAAGGTTGGTCTTTTAATACTGAGATAGATGTAACTCTTACAAGAGATGGGTCTAATCAGATTAGTTTACCTGCTAATGTTTTGAGAGTAGATGCAAACATACATCAACACCCGACTATTGATCCTATCCAACGTGGACTAAAGCTATATGATAGACAGAATAATAAGTATGAATTTGATGAAGACTTAATTTGTACTGTTGTTTATTTTAGAGAGTTTGATGAAATACCAGAACAGGCAAGAAGGTATATGACTATCAAAGCTGCAAGAATATTTGTAGATAGACTTGTAGGTGATGATGGTTTAAGAACTTATACACAACAAGATGAAATAAGAGCAAGAGTTATACTGACAGAAACAGATTATGCTAACGCAGATCACAACTTACTAAGAGGAGATCCTTCTCTTACCAGTATCTTTGATACTTACAATCCTTCTAGTGCATTGATTAGATAACTATGGCTGTCATATCAAGAGCTATACCTACATTATTGAGAGGTATATCACAATCTTCTGATGCTTTGAAGCAACCAGATCATGCTGATATACAAGACAATGCTGATAGTAACCCTGTTCTTGGTCTTACAAAACGATCTGGCTTTCAATATGTAACAGCTTTATCTTCTTCTACTCTTGGTAATGTTCACATACAAACTATAAATAGAGATGCAAATGAAAGATATGTAGCAATATTTAGTAATGGTAATGTAAGAGTATTTGAATTAGATGGTACAGAAAAGACTGTAAACAAGCCTGATGGTACTGCCTACCTAAATACTTCTACACCTAGAAGTGTAATGAAGACAGTCACTATTGCTGACTTTACTTTTGTTGTGAATACAAGTATCACAGCAGCTATGGACTCTACACTTAGCGGTGGTACTGGTACAAAAGCAATCATATTTATTAATCAGGCAACAGCAGATACAACTTATTCTGTAACTATAGATGGAGTGACAGTTACCGATAACACCTCTGGTGATTCTACTTTGAGTACAGATACAATAGCTGCTGATTTAAAAACAGGTCTTGATTCTGGCTTAACTGGTTTCACTATTACTAGAAATGGTCCTGTTTTATATGTAAGAAAGAACGATAATTCTAATTTTTCTATAGATGGTAGTGATACACAGGGCGATACTAAGATGACAATAATAAAAGATTCAGTACAAAGATTTACTGATCTGCCTACTGTTTCACCTAATGGTTATGTAGTAGAAATAAAAGGAGATGAAGATACAAACTTTGATAATTACTACGTTAAGTTTGTCACTAACAACGGTGGTGCTTTTGAAGAAGGACAATGGGAGGAGACTGTAGAAGCAGGTATAACTTTTAAATTTGATTATGCGACAATGCCACACGTTCTTATACGTCAGGCAGATGGTAACTTTAGATTTGCAAGAGTAGATGGAGATACATATACAGCAGGTGGTCAGTCGTTTACCTTACCTAAATGGGGAGAGAGAACTGTTGGTGATGTTATATCTGCACCTGATCCTTCTTTTATTGGTAATAAAATTAATAATGTATTTTTCTTTAGAAACAGACTTGGATTTCTTGCAGGGGATAATGTAATTCTTTCAAGGGTATCAGAGTTTTTTAACTTTTTTCCTGAGACAGTCGTATCTGTTTTAGATAATGAACCAATAGATGTAGCTGCTTCTCATACAAAAGTTGCGATCTTAAAAAGTGCAGTAACTATGGGAGAAAAACTTATCTTGTTTTCTGAACAGACGCAGTTTGTATTGACCAGTTCAGCAGATAACCTTACTCCTAAAACAGCTAACGTAATAGTCGTAACTGAATTTGAAAGTAGTGCAGCAGCACAGCCTGTAGGTTCTGGTTCTTCTATTTATTTCTTAACTCAAAAAGGTTCTTTCGCAGGTATAAGAGAATATATTTTACAAGGAGAATCACAGATAAGAGATGCAGCAAACGTCACAATTCATGTACCAAGACTCATACCAACTAATGTATTTAAGATGGCTGTATCTACTAACCAAGATATTCTTGTAGTCTTAGGTTCAGATAATCCTAATAAGTTATATGTATATAGATGGTTGTATGGAGGAGATGGACAGAAAGCTTTAAGTTCTTGGTTTACTTACAGCATCAATACAAACAGGTCTATCTTAAATATAGATTTTATTGGTACAGATTTATTTGCTGTTATAGAAGAAGCTAATAAAGTAACGCTAGAAAAGATACCATTTGAAACTGAGTTTAGAGAAGCTAATGCTAGTTTTGAATATCATCTTGACCATAAGGTAACTGAAGCAACTACAGGAGTATCAGTATCTTATAGCTCTGGTACTGGTCTATCTACTTTTACAGTTCCATATAGACTAAGAGCAAATATGAATATTGTTGGTAGATATTTAGGTAGTGGAGAAACAAGCACATTTGTAGATGCTCAAGGTAATACAAAAACTCTTACATCAGGACAAGTACTTTCGACTACAAATCTTACAAATGGTTCTACTTCTACTATCACAGCTACAGGAGATTTTAGAAATAGTAAGTTTATTATTGGAGAACCTTTTGAAATGCACTATAGATTTAGTAAACAAAGACTGACAGAACAAGGTGCAGGTTCACCTGAGTATGTAGGTGGTAGATTACAAATACATCATTTCTACATTAAGTATGAAGATGCTGGATTTTTTAAAGTAGAAGTAACACCTGAGAATAGAGATACTTCGATCCATAAATTTACTGGTCGTTTGCTTGGTTCTGCTTCTGCTTCTATTGGACAAATAAATCTAGATACAGGTACGTTTAAAGTACCAATAATGAGTAAGTCTGACAGGGTAGATATAGATGTGAAGAATGATACATTCCTACCTACACGTTTAGCTAGTGCAGAATTTGAAGGAGTATTCCATATAAGGAGTAGAAGAATATAGTGGGATATTTAAGAAAATCAAACCTCAAAGATTTTAAATATGTAGTAGATAACATGAGAGTCATGGACAAGATTGAAGCTTTGTATCAAACAGGCATGAGTCCAGAAGATGCTCTTAGCTATACCTTCTTAGGTAGTAAGACTAATATGACTATTGCTGATGATGAAGGTCAACCTATAGGTCTATGTGGAGTACAGAAAGATGGTTGTATATGGTGCGTTGCTACAGATGATTTGTTTGATAATAAAAAATATAGAATACAATTGATAAGACAAGGCAGAAAATGGGTTGATAATCTACTTGAGTCTTATAAAATACTTTATAATTATGTATATGCAGAAAACACTTCTGCTATAAAATGGTTAAAAGCTCTTGGGTTTACATTTGTAAAACTACATGAGAGTTATGGTTATCAAAAAAAACCTTTCTACGAATTTCTGAGGATTGCCTAGATGTGTGTTGGTGCTGCTTTAGGTCTAAGTACAACAGCAGGTAGTGGACTATTTGGGCTGTCTGCTGCGTCAGCATTTAATATAGGCTTGGGTCTTACTGCTGCCAATGCTTTTGCAGGTAGGGCTGCTGCAAAGCAAAGAGCAGATCAAACATATAATCAAGCATTGTTAGCTAACCAATCAGCAGAAAGAGATAAAAGACAACAGCAACTAGCTCTTTCAGAAAAAAAATCAGAAGAAGAAAAGTTTGCAGCACAAGATAAATTTGCAAAAACCATTGATGCTTTGCAAGCTAGTCGAGCTATAGTAGCATCAGAGCAAGCAGGTACGACTATAGGATTATTATTAATGGATCAGGACAGGCAAGCTGCTAACTATAGAGAAAGAATAAATCAAAGTTTAGCATCAATGCAAAGACAATATTTATTTAACGTACAAGCAACAGAATCACAATTTGAAACCAGAAGAAATCAACTACAAAGTAATATTAATGAAGCTTATAATGCTATACCAAGTCTAGGTCAAACCTTATTGAATATCGGTACTCAAGGTGCTGGTATGTATCTTTCTGCACTTCCTTAATTATGGTCTTACAAGTAGGCACTACAAATTTTCAAAGTACAGCAGGGGAAAGCTTTAGAAGGCCTGTAAATACTTTTGTTGAACCTGTAACTGTTTTACCTAAAACTGGAATGATGGATTTGGCACAAGCTTTATCTACTGTTAATCCTGTTTTACAAAAATATTTAAGTAATGTTATTGAGGAAGAAAAACAAAAAGGTATTCAAGCTGGACAGTTAGAAGTTTTACAATCTAGTCCAGCACAAATAAATATATTAAAAAAGAAATTAGAAGAAAGAGAAGGTAAAAGATTTGCTAGAAATTTTGTTGGTAACAATATTTATATGCAGTATGGAATAGAAAAACAATTAGCAATTAATTTAGGTAATGCGTCAGAAGCAAAAACTAAAAAGTTTTTTAGTGAATATATGGTAGATGTAGAGTTACCTGATGGCACAATAGTAAAACAACCTTTATCTCAATTTGATATTAATTCAAAAGAATTTAAAAATGCCGTCAATGAGTTTCAAGAAACTTCATTAGTAAATACAAGAGGTATTAGACCAGAACTTGTAACTCAATATCTACTACCAAAACAAAATCTTGCTTTAGCAAAAGTATTTAATACCCAAGAAACAAATCTTGCAGAAGCAAAAATTGAACAAGCTAATTTGTTATTTAATAATTCAGTTCTTAATAGTTGGTTTAGTATAGATAATTTTAATGACAGTATTGAGAAAAATTTAATAGACGATAATTACACAAAGGAAGATAGACGTAAAAATAATAATCTTTCACAAGCAGAATTTTTAGCCTTGCAAGAATTACAGTTAAATGTAGATTCTATGGTCGAGAGAGGTTTACAGGCAAGCGTATCGCCAGCCAGTATATTGACTCTTGTAAAAACAAACGCATTACAAATACTTGATTATTACGAAACAAATAATCTTGATATGGATATGGCATTGGAAGAGATAGAACAATATATGGATTGGATAGGTAATTTAAAACTTACCAATGGTATGCTTTTAAAAGATTTCTACATACAAGGTGGAGAAAATAAAAGAGAAACCATAATTAATGAAATATTTGACAAGAAGAATGAAGTTATAAAAAATCAAAATACTTATAACAAACTTGAAGAAGAAAAAACTATAAATCAAACTTTAGATAGTCTAGATTTTTCTCGTACTGACTTTACAGACGCAGCAGACGCTATAAATTATTATAAAAAAATAGGTAATACATTAGATTTTTTAACTACTGAATACCCAGATCGAATTGAATTTTTATATAAACAATATGATCTTAAAAACTTTAGTGTAGATAATTTCTTTTTTGATTTAGAAAGAATTTACGATCAAGGAGAAATATCGCAAGCAGATGCTTTAGTTCGATTAACTGATGTAATGATGGCTTTAGGACCAAATGCTTCTAAAGCAGATAGAGACAGATATGAGAAATTAAAAAAATATATAAAAGAAACAGAAGGTAAAAGTTTAGAAACAAGATTTCCAGAAGTTGCAAACTTAAAAAAATATGGAATGAAAACTATTGGTAAGACAAATGATTATGGTGTTTCATATATAGGCGATCAACCAACAGTAGATAAAATGGAAGACTTAAATCTGGAATTAGATAAATTAGTAAAAAAACATGGGGGTCTTAGTAGTGTATTTACAACTGATGATGGTCAAAAAATGACAGTAAAAAACTGGTATTTAGGAGAGCTTAGAAAAATTAAAAATCCAAAAACTTTTGGTGTGTATGAATTTTATGATGACGCTTATAATTTTAAAGAACCAGTACCAATAGAAGAAGAAGTAACTAATGATGGTAGCGGTAATAATACTATTAATAATAATGATGTAACTGTAAATTTAGATCAACAAAAAATATTAATATACGACAAAGAAACAAAGTTATTTAATGAAGTAAGTGCTAGCGATATACCACAAGGTTCTACAATCGTTTCTATTAACGGTTTATTAACACCTGATGGATCAACACTTAAAGATGAATTGAACATAGATTCTTTTGAAAACTTTAATTACAAACTTTACAACCAAAACTTTGAAAACAAACAAACAATAGAAAAAAATGAAAAATTATTAAAAGATGATTTAGAAGCTGGTACATTTTCAGAAGGTGGATTTACAACATTTGAAATAGAATCTGGTGATACCTTATCTGCAATTTCTGAAGATTTCGGTATTCCAATGGAAGCTATTATGAAAGCTAATGGAATTACAAATGCTAATCAAATAGATATTGGTGATGTTTTATTGATACCAGAAGGTGTTGATTATACTGATTTGAATAATATTAATTTTATAGAAAATTTAGACAAGACTAAACTTATTACAGAACAAGAACACCCCTATGCACCTGTAAGAAGAAAACATAATTTTCAAGTTATTTATAATTTAGCTAAAAAAGCTGGCATCAAATTCCCAGAGCTTGTAGCTGCACAAGCTATGCACGAATCAAGTCATGGAGATGATAGATCATCAGAAAATAATTTTCTTGGATTAAAAGCTACACCTTCAGAAGTTACAAAAGGTGAATCTGAACTGAAAGATACAACTGAAGATTATGGAAAAGGACTTGTATCTGAAAAAGCTAATTTTAAAAAGTTTGAAAACTTAGAAGAAATGATAAGACAATACAAAATACAATGGAATGATGATTTCTTAGATAGAAAAGGTACAGTAAATGCAACTACAGTTCTTGAAGCCTTACAATTAATTAAAGCTGGTGACTATGCTACAGATAAAGATTATGTTACAAAGGTAATGAATCTTTTAAATGGTGCAAAAGCACAAGGTTGGTACTAATTTATGACAGACTCAAATATTAATAACCTTCTTGATAACAACAAAAAAGAAGAAAATACAAACGAACAGCCTTTAGAGACTACTCTTAACAATGAACAGCCATCAAAGACTGATCTTGAGTTAAACAAAGAAATTATTAACTCTAGTTTTAGCAATGTTTTTGAACAAACTAACTATACACCTAATTTTAATTTCAATGATTATGTAAACGAAACTTTTTTTAATGAAGAAACTTTCGATTTTGCCACACAAGATTTTAGTATTACTAATAATATATTTAATGATTTTACAGAAGAAAAACCAAAACGAGATTTAGAGGTAACAGATAATCTTCTTAAATATATTGGGGTAACAAAATACATTAAAGGCGAAGGATCAAGTAGAGATACACAACTACCAAAGACAAGAATAAAGGTAGAAAAGATATTTAAAGAAATTACAGGTTATAGTTTTTCTGATGTTGAAAACAATAAGATAAGCAAAGAGATTATTGAAAGTCCAGAGTTCCAAGCAAATCTAGATAAATTTTTAAGTAGCACTTATAAAGATATTCCATTTTCAGATAAGGTAACAATACCAGATAAAAACGATAAGTTTCTTTTAAACAACCTTAGTGGTCTTGGTTATGAAATAGGTGGAGGTCTGTTGGCTGATGCTGCACTTACTCCTTTACTGGCATTTGGTCCTAAAGGTTGGCTTTTATATGGTCTTGGTCAGTTTTCTTTAAATGCTTACTTTAATATAGAAGCACAAAAAATAAGATATGGACAATCATTAACAGGTAATCCAGATTTATTTAGTTGGCCTGAGGTTTTTTCTTCTGGTGTTGTAGGAACTATACCTTTAGGTACAGAAGCTAAAGGTCTAAAAGGCATATTTAGATCAGGTATTTATGGTGGTACTTTATCTACATCAGAAGCTTTCTTGCGTGATATTTTTGGAGAAGATTTAGATTATGAAGATTATGCTTTAAGTCTTGGTTTTGGTGCTGTTTTTGGTGCTAGTTTAAAAGGTTCACTAGTAGGATTAGAAGGTCTTTATAAAAAATATGATGGTTTAGATTTAAATAGCATTAAAAAACTATGGACAAAAGAAGATACAAACATTACAAAAAAAGCAGTTGAAGATTTAGGAAAAGTAAAAAACAAAATAGATGAAAAGATAGAAGCAGAAGGTGGAAATGTAAAAAAAATACAACAAAGAATAGATGAAGAAGTAGCAAAAGTTAAGACAGGTGATACAGAAGATACAACAACTAAAAGAGTAAAGACAGAAGACTCATCAACTGTTAAAACAGAAGTTGCACAAGAATTAACTTTTGAAGCACCAGAAGCTTACAAAAGAACCAAACCTCGTTATGGTTCTGCTACTATACAATTTCAATCTGACTTTGATAAATTATCTTGGTCGTTAAGAAATGGTAAAAAAACAAAAGCACAGAATGATGCAAAGATATTAAAAGTATTTTTAGATCAAGGGTTTACAGAAAAAGAAGTTAGGTTACATGGAGATAAAGTACACGCAAAATTAAAGTCAATAGTTAAAGAACAAACAGGTAGTGCTAGTGCATCAGTAAC